CTACCATTCTGTATAGCTTTAGCATTCATTAAATCTTGTGGAGTTCTAATACCATACTGTAGTAGATCAGAAAGATCGTCTCCGGGTTTAGCTTTAGCTATCATGTTAAATTCTTTAACAAAGAAGTTAAAACCGGGAGTATGTTTAGCAGTTAATGCTAATCCGTTAACACCTGTTCTAGCAAATAGGAAGAAAGGTCTAGCCCATGGTGCTTCGTCAAATGCTTTAGCTAAGCTCTTACTAAATCCTGTTAAGTCTTGAGTCAATGTAGCTTCTCTTCTACTGAAGTCAGCCATTTCATCAGCTAAAGTACCGTCAGGTTTAAATATTTGTTTTTGGAATAAATCTTCTTGATTCTTAAAAAATGTCTGATCTAGGTTACTGAAGTTACCATCAGGTAATCTGTCAGCAGCAGCTAGAAATGCTTTTTCTCTAGCTCTAGCTCTACCTATCATTAATGCAAAGGTATCGTCAGTAGCTGCCATAATCTTAGTAGAATATGTAAGAAGACTACTGTCATTCAAACCTCTAACCATATTAGCTGTACGATATAATGCCTTATCTACTACATTACCTCTTGTTTCTGCCCAATGTCCATACATTTGCCATTGGTCGTCTAGTTTATTTCTTTCTACAAATCTAGTTTTCATTGTAGATAAGTCACCAGCCCAGTAACTATTTAATCTTTTTTTAAAATATTTAAAAGATTCTGGTATCATTTCACGCATTGAGTTAAGAGAAGCTAATGCAGCTCTAGTTATAGTTGCATCACCTTTCATTAAACCACCCATAGCCATAGCCATAGGTCTGGTAAATGCTGCGGTAGATGTACCCATGATTGCGCGAACTGATGTTTTAGGTCCAGATAGAACACTATGAGTAAACATAGTACCCATCTCTCTCAAAAATGCACCAGTCTTTTTCTTATCGCCAGCAAATGTACCACCTCTCATTTTCTTACGCATGAATACGTCAAGATCATCTAGTGTGTGCACACCGTCAGCCATAGATATACCTTCAAATATAGTCTTAAATACTTCGTCACCGTCTTGTTCGGTAGTCATTTGTAGAGCTACACGAAACGCATCTATACTATCTTTTACTTCTGCTTCAATAAATTCATCTAAATCTTTTCCTGACTTTCTTAAACGTGAGTCACCAATCTCTGCAAGTTGTTGAGATGCTTCATAAGCTGATCTTTTTCTAAGTTTTAAACCAGCAATTAGTTTTTCAACCATCTGTTGAGCTGGACCATCAATATCATTTATGTCAACTACGTTAGCTAGTTCTCTAGCAGTAATACCAGCATCTCTTATGTCATTAAACAGAGATGTGTTTACCATATCTAAGGCTTTGATAAACATAGGCTGCATGTATTCACCTGTTTTCTTACCTTTTGCATCGTAGATTGGTCTTTGTCTTCTAGTAAATTTTTTAAAGAACTCTTCAGTAGTTACATCACTTGTATTTCTACCTTCGTAAACAGCTCTAAACATATCAAGGTCTTCACCAATACTTTCTTGCAATGTTTTGCCTGCACTTCTAGCACTAGCTTCTAGTTCCTTAACAAATCCTTGACTTCTAAAATTACTTAAAACTTCTTTTATAACTTTGTCAGTCTCACCTGTGCCTTTAGCTATTCTGTCAATCTGAGTATTAGAAAGCATAGAACCTGTGCTACCTTCTTCAGCACCCCATTCTTTTTTCATACGCTTCATAGTTTTATTAACATCTGAAGCTGTGCTGTTAGAAGTTGTAGCTCCTTGCCATGGGTCAGCTATAGGTTCGTTCTTTGGTGCTCTAAACCCGGGATCTTTCATCTGGGATTTAGCTTGTTCTCTTTTCTGTACTTCTATACTTTGTTTTCTTGAATTAGTAAACTCTTCAAACTTAGCTCTAATCGCAGCGACGTCTTCTCCTGCTGCTGCCTTTAGTTCACCTCTAGCATCATATACTCTTTTAACTGCATCACTAATAGGTTTCACATCTTCTTTTAATGCAGCACCTAATGCAGCTCTTTCATCATATACTCTTTTACCAGCATCTACTATTTGACTAGCACCTTCTTTACCTTGTCTAGCAAGTAATTCAGCTAGTGGTGTCATCTTAAATATAGTTGCATCAAACACAGCACCTATACCCATACCTTCAACAATGTGTCTAAGTTTATTTAGAGCTGGGTGATCTGTATCTTTTGTAGCTAAAGCTGAATCAAGCCATGGATATTTTTTAGCTAGGATTCCTGTTAAATTATCCTGTTCTTCATTCTTTGCAAGTAAGTCATATCTCATACCAATCATAGCACCTGATCTTAGATGCTGTGCAAGTGTAGCTCCTTGTCCTAGTTTACCAAAACCTCCTGTTAGAGCGATAGTACCTAAGACATCTGTAGAACCTCTGACTAGACCACCCCACCATGTTTTAGTTTCAATAGGGTCGCCGTCACCATACATAAACTGGTCCCACTCTGTTTGGTATCCTTCTTCTGTCTTACCTTCTTCTTCCATTTCACCATTAAAAAAGTCAATAACTCTTTCTGGTGTAGTGATGATATTAGAAGCAATATCTCTAGCTCCAGCTCCTAAACCTATTAAAGTATCTTCAGCATAATCTCTTGCTGTAGGACCTGTTGGTTCAGGTTTAGCTTCTTCAGGTTCAACCTCTGCTGGTTCTTCCTGTACTGGGTCTACTATATTATTTTCTATATCGGCAGCTTGTATGTTTTGGACTGCCTTTTGTGTGTCCTCTTCGGACATCCCCGTACCAGAAATTCCTATCTCTAGTGTAGGGTCAAATTCTTCATTCATAGTTACCACGGTAATTATTGCCTAATGAAAGACAAGTAATCCGCAGTTACTGGTTCTTTCTCATTAGAGCTTTTTTGTTATAAATAGAAGTTTTTACGTTCTGTTCACCCTGTCCTTCGTTTTCGAGTCTAGCTCTTGTTATACGAGAACGTGTAGGGAATTTGTAAATAAGGTTTAATATTTTATCGTTAAATTTATTTTCTTGAGGTTCGTATGTTCCTTCAGTATAAAACGCTAATTGTGAGTTAGCTAAGTCTATAGGATTAACTCCTATTCTCATAGCTAGATCACGATAGTAATCTGGTATATCACTTGATTGTTTTAATGGGGTTTTACTCCACATTATTAACTCTTGTTGTGATTTTTTATCAGCATTAATTTTTTGCTTTTTCCATTGACCATTAGCAGATTGTTTCATACCTTTTTGAATACTTCTACTATATGTATTATCTGATGGGTCAAGATCAGAGGTCATCATTCTATCGACTGTTCCCTCATCTCTTAATATTTCTTCTACAGCAGCTTTACCAGCTCTCATGCCATCTTCAGGTCTACCTACAATCTGACCATCACGAACAGTAGCTTGTTTGTAAGCGTTGTTAAACACTTCTTCTAGATTGCTATATAAGTTTAGCCATTCTACTGAAGCAGTTTCTGTGCTTCCAAACGTTTCATTAGTTCCTCGGTCAGTGTATGCCTTTAGATATTTAGATGCTGTGTCATGTAAATCTGTTCCCGGTACAAGTGCACCTGTAGTAAGTATTTTATCTTTATATTTATTAAATATTTCAGTGCTTACATTTTCCATTTCAAAATCATATACACCACCTTGGTAGCGTAGAGATTGTGCAATCATGTCTTCTGCAACATCGTCAGGTACATGACCTTTCAACGCATCTGATAATTCTATAGGTACATATCCGTCATACTTATTTTTATAATAAGCATACATTTGTGCTTTTTGCTCGTTAGTAGGAGCTTGCATACTTTTTATAACATCTAAATCAGCAGCTATACTTGCTTCTTTTTTTTCTTCTCTAGCAGCACTACCTTGTTTAGCAGCATCAGCTAGTTCTCCTTCTAGACCACTCCACTCTTTCCAAGAACCCATAGTCTTAGTAGAACCATCACGAGCTGTTATTTCGTGATTAACTATAGACATAGCTTCGGTGTATGAAATAGCATCTTGTTCAACTAAACTAATTAAGTTTTCTTTAAATGCTCTTCTACCAGCACCTATAGTAGTTCTATTTCTAGCTGCATATCTAGCAGCCCAATCATGTGCAAGTTGATGTCCGTCTGCTGGATTAGCAGTAACAAAACCAGTCTGAATCATTCTACTGTCAGAAGCTGCTACCTCTGTTTGGTAGTTTTCTTCTCTAGCTATAGCTTGTTTTTTACGTCTAGCATCATCAAACTTATCTATTTCAGGTTTGACTACAGTAGCTACAAGAGCTGGATTTAATCCTGCAAACTGTTTAGCATACTCAAACTTAATTTTTGTATCTAAAGCTGCTTGTTCTTGTGGTGATAGGTTGTCCATATGTCCAACAGACACCTGTTTACCATCTCTAAATACATCTATCTTTGTAGTTTCGTAAGCATTATAAACGTATTGATCGTAGTCTTTAGCTTTTTGTAAAGCATATTGTTCTGCAACCATATACTTTTCCCAACCAGCCATCTTACGAAATTCATTAGCGGTGATACTGTCACCGGTTTCGGCTTCGTATTTAGATGCAAACTGTTGAGTAGCTAAATCATCATCAAATAATAACTCTCGCTCACCTCTAAATCTTGCTTCTAATTCTGGACTAACACCTCTAGTAAGAATGTCTAGAGATATTTCTGCTTCTCTATCAGCTCTATATTTATCTTGTCTTTTTTTTAAATAATCACCAAATGTAGAAGAAAGGTCAGCTAATCCCTTCCACATTTTTTCATCATTTCTTAGCTTATCTTCACCAACTTGTTGTAGCTGTTGAAAATACTTTTCTTCGTTCTCTTGTATTTGTCTGTCAGATTTTTCTTGTTCGGGAATGATGTCCACGATTTCTTCAGGGGTAACTGACTGACCCGTAATATTAAATTGTGGAATCATAATTAATAATAACCTGAGTAACCGGGAGTAATACCGAATGAACCTTTAGGAAATGTATTACCATAATTGATAGTGGAGTCAGGTGTAAAGCTAGGTGTCACACCGGGAGTATTACTATAACTATAGTTTCCTGCTCCTTGGTTCATCTTACCTAAACCATCGCCTTTACCAGACATACCACCTAATCCTTCACCTAGTGCATTTGCCATACCCATCATTAATGTTAAACCTACGTTCTCCATTTGTGGTGGTGGGGGAGCAAAGTCTTGTACAGGTGCAATAGCAACTTTACTAAATGATCTATTAAGAGTGCTTTTGAGTTGTCTGTTAGTATCTGCCATAGCTTCTTTAGCATCAAACCTAGCAGTGGCTAAACCTCTAGCTCTTATTGCTTGACCCATACCAAATTGGCTTTGATTCATAACTAACTGTCTAGCAACTGACTTACCTCTCACACCACGTTCCGCAGCAGAGGCTTCTATCATACCTTCGTTAGCTAACATCTTCTTAAAGTCTTCTTGGTTCTCAAGAATTGCAACAGCTCTAGCTCTATTTAATTGTATATTAGTCCTAGTATATGCTCGTTGAGCTGCAATATTTGCTAGGTCTACCTCTTGTTCAAATTGTACTTTCTTAGATTGATAAGTACTTCTTGTTTGCATCCACTTACGTTCTCTGACTTTAAGTTGATGCGCGTACATACGCTTTTTATGTTTGTTGTTCGCGGACGCTTGAGCTGCTCCGCCTACTGCGGATACTGCTGGTCCTATCGCTGCTGGACTGCACACGGCAAAATTCTATAAAGGATAAATTGTTTGGTCCGTAGGGAAATT